GCAGAGAGAACAGGGCGAGCAACCCCAGGATTACAGTTGTCCTCTTGATTGGCATGAGACCTCCTGTAAGGATAGACCTGTCACCAAAAACTACTCGCCCGGGGGAGAAGCGGGTAGCGCTTGGGGCGCTTATCCAACTCTGTCGCCCGATCGACCTTTCGCCTTCGTTGTCCGCGGCAATGTTTAAGAGAAGCATACTTTTATACCCCTTGTCAAGCTTTTTTTTTCGCTTACTGTTTACCCACTTCTAATGGGTGTCAAAATTTTGACAGTATGGTTGATTTGTGGAGGGCATAAAAACATGGCATTTTATTGTGCCCTTGTGAAAAAACACCTTGACTTCCTTGTGAACTTGTGATAGGCTTTCCGATGTATGGTTGACTCTCCTGACCTGGATAAGCCAAAACCTCCCTCCACCCGCCATGCCCCTCCGGTCCACTCCAGGTGGAAGAAGGGGCAGAGCGGGAACCCCAAGGGCAGACCCAAGGGGACCTCCAACCGGGAAAAGCAAATCCAGCACCAGATACAGTTGGCGGCAGAGTTGCAGTTGTGCAAGGACGCCAAGAAGCTGCTCAACGACCACGCCGGGGAGATCACCACAGAAGTCCTGGCTATTGCCCTGCGGCAAGAGGCCACCCCGTCTTCCGCCAAGGTTAAATGTCTCCTGGCCTGTTTCGAGCGCATTATCCCAGCTCTCAAGGTGGTGGAGGTCAAAGACATCACGGACGGCAAGCGACCCGCCGAGATGACCGACGCCGAAATTATGGAGATGATGGAACGCATGGTTAACCTGGCCCAGTCCAATCAGCCCCAGGAGTTACTTTCGTGACACCAGACCAGAGGGATAAGAAACTCCGGGAGTGGGCGCACATGGCGAAGAAACGCAACCTGCCTCCAGATTTTTACCTCATAGACAACACCCCCAAGAAACTGTCGGAACCACGACTGGAGCCGCAAACCTCATGACGCTGCTCTGTACTGTCACAGCTCTTGTCTTGCTAACCCTTCTCCTTATCGACGACAATCAAGCCTTCCGATAGTAGTAAAAGTGGAATTTGTGTAATTTTGTGTAGAACCGAAAGTGTTGTGTAACCAGGTATAAATTAGAAAGAAATAAGCAGAAAAAGTGTACTGGAGATAAGTGGCCGAATTTTCTGTACAAACCCTGGGTAACGAGTTATTGGTGCGCCGGAGAGCCCGGGAACACCTTATCCCGTTCATCGAGTATACCAAGGGGAACTATGAAGCCGCTGCCCACCACCACTTCATTGCCGGATATTTGGAAGCTGTGGAGCGAGGGGATATTGACCGCCTCATCCTGTCCACACCCCCGAGGCATGGCAAGTCTGAGATGGTTACCAGACGCTTCCCCGCCTGGTTCCTTGGGCGGAATCCCGATCGCTTCGTTATCTCCGCATCTTATAATTCCGACTTTGCCACCGACTTCGGGCGTGACGTCCGCCAGATAATCGCCTCACCGGAGTATAAGAATGTCTTCCCCGGGACGGAACTGCGGCCAGATTCTCGTGCTGCTGACCGTTGGAACACTTCAAGCGGTGGCGCTTATTTTGCTGCTGGGGTTGGCAGCGGTATCACTGGTCGTGGTATGCACCTGGGAATCGTTGATGACCCGATTAAAGACGAGGAAGAAGCTAACTCCGCCACCCACTTAGAAAAAATCTGGCGCTGGTACAAGACCGCGTTCAAGACCAGGATGATGCCCAAAGCGGCCCTGGTGGTCTGTATGACCAGGTGGGCCAAGGCCGATTTGATCGGTAGGGTATTGGAAGACGAGATGGGCAGGTGGACTGTGGTTAACCTGCCAGCTTTTGCTGCAGAAGACGACCCCTTGGGGCGGGAAGTGGGTGCCCCCCTCTGGCCCGCCTGGTATGACGAGCAGGCCCTCATGGAGATGCAGGGTACTCTGACGCCCAAGGAGTGGTCGGCTCTTTACTTGGGCGCCCCCATGGTCGAGGGCGGCAATATCTTCAAGTCGTTCTGGTGGAAGACTTTTACCGAGGCACCTCCTTTTGAAACCATTATCCAGTCCTGGGACACCGCCTATGAGACTAACGAGGGAAATTCGTATTCGGTGTGCACGACCTGGGGAATTGGTGCTGACGGATACTATCTCCTGCACCTATTTCGAGATCGACTTGAATACCCTGATCTCAAGGTCAAGGTTGAGGAACTGGCTAATAAATTTCGGCCTTCGGTTATTGTGGTCGAAAAACGTGCGTCTGGGATGAGTTTGATCCAGGACCTCCAGCGTACTTCCAGGTACGCCATCGAGCCGATCAACGTGGTACGGGACAAGGAGTCCCGTGCCCGGGGTGTTACCGCCATCTGTTCCTCTGGCCGAGTGCTGATCCCCGAACTTGCACCATGGGCTGATGCCTGGCGGGACGAGATGGAGAATTTCCCGGGCGCCAAGTACGACGATATCGTGGATTCCACGGTACACGCCCTTACCTACCTCCGGGACAATTATACTTTTTCGGCCGTAAGTACAAGTCAGTCTCGGGTAGAGATGAACTGGGACGTCTACGGTAACCGCGGCCAGAATCGGGTGGAACGGGACTGGGACCCGTACGCCCGCAGACAATTTCATTAAGGAGAAGGCCATGGGTGGAATGGGTGGGGGGGGAAAGGCGAAGATGCCGTCGCAACCGGTGATGGCGCCCACACCGCCTCCCCAGGTGACAATGGTTGAAGACACTTCAATCGCCGATGAAACGGCAAAGCGCGCTAAGCGCGCAGCCGCACTTATGGCCGGACGCCAGAGCACCATCCTGACAGACACGAGCAACCTGGGCGAGCCCACTGTCAACAAGCGTGCCCTGTTGGGGGGTGGGTAATATGGGCGGCGCGGGTAGCATTAAGAGTGTCAAGGAGATGGACAAACTCGCTGGCAACAGCCCCGGGGTCACGAAGTTTTCCGACATCATGCGGGCTGCCAGTGCGGGTACGCAGTACGAGGACGAGATCAACCGGCAGGCCGGGACCGGCAAATACGACCCCAGTAACGCGGCGAAGGTCTTAACCCCGAGTGGACAAGAGTCCGCTGAGGCGTTGCGGGCCAAACAAGCCGCGGCCCTGGCAGTTGGGCGGCAGTCCACGATCCTGACCAACTCGACCCTGGGTAGCCCCAACACCAGCCGCAGCACGCTTTCGGGAGCATAATGGAAGACCACGCCTCTTACTTGATCCGCCGGTACGACCAGTTGGCAGGGCTCAAACAGAACTTCATGAACCACTGGCAGGATATCGTGGATTACATGATGCCCTACCGTCAGGGGATCACGGTGGAGGTCTCCCCGGGTGTCAAGAGGATGGACAAGATTTTCGACTCCAGCCCCCTCTACGCCCACTTCCTGTTTGCCGCCGAATTACACTCCATTATGACCAACCCTTCGTCACCCTGGTTCACCATCGGGATAAGGGAGAGGGTTCTCAACAATATCCCCGAGGTGCAGGTATGGCGTTACGAAGCGGCACAGGCCCTCTTTGATGTCCTGAACGCCTCCAACTTTGCTACTCAGGTAAACGAGGGGTACCTCGATTTCGGCGGGTTCGGTTTGTTCGTCATGTTCATTACCGAGGACAACGAGGATACGGTGTCTTTCAATACCTTGAACCTGGGCGAAGTGGTGATAGGCGAGGACTCCAAGGGCCGGGTGGACACCTTCATGCGGCAGTGGGATTACACTGCCCGCCAGGCGGTCCAGGAGTTCGGGATTAAAAACGTCTCCGAGAAGATCGTCTACGCCATGGAGAAGACCCCGGACAAGAAGTTCAGGTTCATCCATGCGGTCTACCCCCGGGGGGACCGGGACATCAGGAGCCGCCTGTCGTCCCAAATGCCCATCGCTTCTATCTACATGGAGCGTGAGAGCAAGAAAATTTGTTCTGAGAAGGGGTTCCAGGAATTCCCGGTGGTGGCCCCCCGGTTCTCTGTAGCTACCGGTGAAGTATACGGTCGGGGGCCTGGCATGATCGCTCTCCCGGACGTCAAGCAGTTGAATCAAATGGAAGAAGACATGATGCGGGCGGCTCAGAAGAAGATCGACCCCCCCATCATGTATGCCAAGGATTCCTTTACCGGCCCGGTACGGTTCCAACCCGGTGGCACCACCATCGTCCGGGGCACCAGTGTCCAGGACAAGATGGCCCCCTTCCCGGTCCCCGGTGACCTGGGGTACGGCGAGAAACTGGGGGAGATCAAAAGGGAACAAATCGGCCGCACCTTCTTTAAAGACCTTATCACCGTGGTTCAGAGCGACCGGATGACCGCCCAGGAGTTCATGGGCAGGCAGGGGGACAAGTGGCGGCTCATGGGTCCTATGTTGGGCCGGATGCAGTTTGAGTTCCTGAAACCCATGGTCCACCGGGTCTTGGGCATCATGCATCGCCGGGGCCAGTTGCCCCCCATCCCCGAACCCCTACTGGGCCAGAAGTACACCCCGATTTTCACCTCACCCCTGGCTATGGCCCAGAGACTTCAGGAGGCTCAGGGTATCTCCCGGACCATGGAAATTCTCATGCCGGTGATGCAGTTCAAACCGGAGATCGCCGACAATATCGACTGGGACCAGGTGACCAGGATTATTACCGAAGTCAACTCTGTCCCAGCCACGGTCAACGTGCCCCCGGAAACAGTGGCCCAGGTGCGTCAGGCCCGGGCACAAGCCCAGCAGCAACAGATGGATGCGGCCCATGCCCAGGAAGCGGCGAAGACCATAGTGCCTGCCTTGGCGAAAGGTGGGTCCCCTGGTAGCCCTCTGGAGGCGATTATGAATACCATGAAGGGGACGGCCCAGGCCGCCCAACCGGAATTGGGCACTCAGCCCGCTCCGGAGGTGTAGATGGGATTCTTCTCCGAAAGCGAAGAAGAACAGTACGAGAGGGAAGCGTTCAATCATTACAACGCTACTTTCACGGGGCCTTCCGGGGAGTGGGTGCTGAAAGATTTGTATCACCAGTGTGGCATGGGGGGGTCTCCATTCAAAGATGCCGACTTCGACCCGATCCAAGCCGCGTTCAAGGACGGCATGGCCTACGTGGTCAAACGGTTGCTGGGATACAGTGGCCGCGAACCCTTTAACTTGTAGGAGGTTTTATGCCTGATCCGGAAACACCCCCGGTTGACAACTGGCTTCTCAGCATGCCCGAGGAGTTGCAGAACGAGAACCTGCTCCAGAACTTCAAGACTCCCGAGGCCCTGGCCCGGGGGTACGTGGAAACCAAGAAGTGGGCTGATGGCCGGGTGAAGATGCCCAGCGAGGACGCCAGTCCTGAAGACCTGAATCAGTTTTATGGCCGCCTGGGTGTGCCCGAAAGCCCGGACAAGTACGAGTTCACTCCGGTGGAGGCCCCAGCCGGGTTTGATCCTAAAGCGGTCGATGAATTTCGGCCCGTGTTCCATGGCCTCAAATTGACCAAGGCTCAGGCGGATGGGGTTCAGAAAGCCTACTTGGAGAAAATGAAGGTCCAGCAAGACGCTCTGGTCGCCAACTACAACACTGAGAAGAACCAGAAGATTGAGGTGCTCAGGGGGCGCTGGGGTGACAAGTACGACAGCAACCTGGAGATAGCCCAGCGGTTTTTCGCTGACGCCTCTCCAGCGGTGCAGGCATATATCGAGCAGAACGGTCTAGGTAACCACCCCGATTTCATTGAGTTCCTGTATCAGAAGGGAACCCAGACCCTGGAGGACACCTACCGTCCCGGTGGCGATCCCATGGTCACCAAGACCTTGGATGACCAGATCAAGGCGGTAACTGCTGAACTCATCGCCTTGCCCGAGGGTGACCCCCGGCGCAAGGACGTCCTGACAAAACGGGACGCGCTCTTTAACCAGAGGTACCCCAACCAGCGACCGGCATAGGATTAGCTTCGGCCCTGTGCCCCGCTTGCAACACCCTTCCGGGTTATCCGCAAGGCCCCGGACACAGACACGTCAAAATCAGACCCGCCCGGCGGACTTCCTGATGAGACCGTAACAGGTTCCACACAAACTCTCTCAGGAGGAACGCTCAATGAGCCTTCAAATCACCACTGCTTTTACTAAGCAGTATGAAGCAAATTGCGAACTTATCGCCCAGCAGGTTGATTCCCGCGCCCGCGATAAGGTCATGATTAAAGACATGACCGGGGCTTCCAAAGCCTTCGTGGAATACGTTGGCACGGTGGACCCGGTACAGCGCACCACGCGGCATGGCGATACCGAATACACCGAGACTCCCCATTCCCGGCGCATGATCACCACGGTCCCCTACGACCTGGCGGACCTGATCGACGAACCGGATAAGGCCCAGGTCCTCATCGATCCCCAGAACGCCTATCTCCAGGCTTTCCGGGGTGGGTTTAACCGCAAGGTGGATTCCATCCTCTATGCGGCCATGCGGGGTACCTCGTATTACGGGGTGGAGGGTGCCAGTTCCATCGCCCTGCCCACGGCCCAGAAGATCGTGGCGTCTTCCGCCGGTCTGACTTTCGAGAAACTGGTAGAGGCAGCGGAAATCCTCAACCTGGGTGACATCCCCAGCGAGGAAGAAGGCGGTGCGAATTACTCCCGTTGGATGGCAATCGGTCCCCATCAGGTTTCCAACCTGCTTAAGGAGACCGAAGTCGGGTCCGCCGACTACAACCTGGTTAAACCCCTCACCGAGGGCAAAGTAACCCGGTTCATGGGCTTCAACTTTGTGGTGAGCAACCTGCTCACCCTGTCGTCCACCACCCGGTACTGCCTGGCCTGGGTCAAAGCTGGTGTTTACCTGGGCATGAACTACGATATCAACTCCACCGTGGACCGGATGCCCAACAAGAAGAACTCCACTCAGATTTTCATGAGCATGATGCTGGGTGCTTCCCGGGTCCAAGAGGCGTGTGTGGTCGAAATCGCCTGCATCGAAAGCTAACCAGGTTAACACCTGTTAAGGAGAACCGACAATGACTGTAGGAGTCTACAACGGCATCAATTATGCCAAGTCTCAAACCGTTCCCCCGACCATGGTGCACGCTTCCTGCGCCGGGAAACGGGTGACCATGATTGACACGGTCGAGGTGGACACCACCACCGGCCTTGCGACCTGCACCCTGACCTTCTTCAAACCCCCCAGGGGTTCCCGGATCATCGGGGGCAACCTGTTCGCCGAGGCTCTGGTCACTGGGGGCACCCTGTCCGTGGGTACCGGGGCGACCAAATACGCCCGTACCTCCATCAGTGCCACCGTGCCCTTTGAAAGCGTGGACTATACCGACGACACGTCGGTGGTGGCGGATGTGGATAAGTTCCTGGCAGCTACCACCATCGGAACCACGCCCGCCAAGACCGCCCTGATCCCCATCGCCCTGATCGACGTCTTCGGGTACGAGTTCGACGGTGAGACCACGGTGACGGTAACCAGCGCTACGGCGGACATGGTGAACGCCAAACGGGTCACCCTGCAAATCGACCTGATTCTGCCGTAATGGGTCGACCAGTCATCCATGACTGTTTCTATGAAGTAAACGGTATCTGGGGGAAGGGCGACCCTCCCCCAGTTGCCGGTTGTTCTTCGGGTACTGCCCTGATTTTGGGTTCAGCCGCCTGCCTCTGGGATGATGTGCGGGCTGCAAAAGACCTTGGTGATCACTACATAGCGGTCAATGATGCGGGCATGTATATCCATTTGGCTGGAGCGTTTACCAAATTCCGGTTACGGCACTGGGCCAGCTTAGAGTCTTCATTCTTCCCAGCCTACCGGATCAGGACCAACGGCACCCAGAATCATTCAGTACTGTATCACTCCAATCAACCAGATGAAGGAGTGGATTTTGCCTGGCGATTGCAACACCCGAGTTTTATCGGTGGCACGTCTTCTTTGTTCGCCACTTTGGTAGCCCTGGGTTTGGGGTATGACCCGGTAATCCTTTGTGGGGTGCCCCTGGATGGTTCAGGGTATTTCTATGGACCTCCCGAAAGCCATGGTATCCAGTACAACAGTTGTTTACGGTTCTGGGAGAAACACCTAGATGTTTTTAAGGGTCGGGTGAAATCTATGTCGGGTAACACCCGAGAGTTATTGGGGGCACCATGCCTATAGTGGCGATTATCCCAGCCCGGGGCGGGTCTAAGGGTACACCCGGTAAGAACATTGAACCTGTGGGCGGTGTTCCCCTGGTGGCCCGGTCGGTTTATGCCGCCCTTGGTGCCAAATCCGTTGACGCGGTCTTCGTGTCCACCGATTGCTCGAACATCGCCAAGGCTGCCAAAGATGCTGGGGCCACGGTTATCATGCGCCCTGACGAGTTGGCTACCGACCTGTGCATGGCAGAGACCGCCATTTTACATGTCTTGTCTATTATTTCCACTCCCAGCACCGTAGTCTATTTGCAATGTACCTCTCCGTTCACCACCAGCCAGGACATTGACGCCGCGGTGGACGCTTTTGTTTTTCAGCAGGCCGATTCCCTGGTGTCTGTCGTACCCACGCACGGTTTCCTGTGGACCCTGGATGAGGCCCGGGGGGCCTTGCCGGTGAACCACGATTTCCGGGTGCGCCCCAGGCGTCAAGACCTGGACCCGCAATATCTGGAAAACGGGGCCATATACGTCATGGACGTGCCGGGGTTCCTGACAGCCAAACACCGGTTCTTCGGTAAGATCGGCATTTACGTCATGTCACCAGACAAGTTCCTGGAAATCGACACCCCCTTCGACATGTACCTAGCCCAGATGATGGATTGGCACCACTGGGACTATCAAGACCAGATAGGAGTGTAATATGGCTTCCAAGGTGGAAATCGTCAACCTAGCCCTACTGCAAATCGGGGATGAGATTATCATGAGCCTGGACGAGGACACCAAGGCAGCTAGGACCATGAACGCCATTTACGACTCCACCCTGCGGGAAGTCCTTGAAGACCATACTTGGGGGTTTGCCAAGGCCCGGACGTCATTGGCCCCCCTGGTTGCAACCCCTACTTTTGAGTTTGCTCACGCCTACCAACTTCCGGTCGATTTCGTCCGCATGGTGTACATGGGTGAATTGGGGGATGAACTGGTGTGGCATATCGAGGGACAGACCTTGGTCACCGATGAGGACGAGGCTAACATCGTCTACATCCGCATGATTGAAGACCCCGGGATTTACCCCGGCAAATTTGTCACTGCTTTTGCCTGTCTCCTGGCTCTCCGTGGTGCCGACTCCATTGCCGGGAGCAACCAGTCCCGGCAGCAAGGACTCCAGAAGGCATACGACAAACTGGTGGCCGACGCCGCCACGGTGGACAGCCAGAACAGTTCCCCCCCAGTGCTCCGGGCTAACCGTTGGCATAACGCCAGGACCAGCGGGGTCGTGTATTGAACATCCACGGGCTTCAATCGGGGTTCACCGCCGGTGAACTCAGCCAGAAGATGCTGGGACAGGTTGATTTCAACCAGTACCAGTTTGGCTGCGAGACTTTGGAAAACACGGTGGTGTGGCCCCAGGGTATGACCTCCATGCGTCCGGGCACACGGTTTGTCGCTGCTGCGGCTGTACCTGCCACTGCCATCCGGCTTATCCCGTTCGAGTTCTCCACCGAGCAAGCCTACATCCTGGAGATGGGGCACGAGTATTTCCGGTTTTATATGGACCAGGGGCAGATCATCTCAGACCAGGAGACCCTTACTATTGATGTCTCTCCGGCAACCGATTGGGCCGCAGATGATGTCATTACCGGGCAATCGAGTAGCGAGACGTGTGTTGTGGTTGCCAAATTAACGGCCACTACCTACACCGTGAAAAGCCGCAGTGGGGATTTCACTGACGGTGAAACTATTGGTGTCACGGGTACGGGGGCCAAGTTAGCAAATCAGGGCACGGGATATCCTACCTTTGCCCTTGACGACTATCCGTACACCCTGCCCCATATCTACGACGCCGCCGATTTGTTTGACATCCGCTACAACCAGAGCGCCGATATTATGTATCTGGTGCATCCGAACTACATGCCCCAGATGTTGTCACGCACTGGACACATCTTATGGACCATTGTCGACGTTCCGTTTGTAGGTGGACCGTTCTTGCCACAGAACACCACTGCGATCACCATGACCGCTTCTGTGGTTACGGGCAACGGTATTGACCTGACCGCTTCGGCTGCTTTCTTCGACGCCGGGCATGTGGGGGCCATGTTCCAGTTGGGGGCCACCGGATACTGTGTGATCACCAGTGTGACATCCAGCACCGCGGCTGTAGCGAACGTGATCGTGACCCTTGCTACTGCCGGGCCTACTGCCGAATTGAAAGAGGGGGCCTGGAGTACATATCGCGGGTTCCCATCGGTAGTGGGGTTCTACGAGAACCGGCTGTTCTTCGGAGCCACAACGCACCAGCCCAATACCTTGTGGGGTTCCAAAGTCGGGGATTACTATACGCACACCGCCGGTGCAGACGACGCTGACCCCATCTGCATCACCCTCAATTCCGACTACGTCAACGCCATCAAGTGGATGAACGGCAGTAAGACCCTGCTCTTGGGGACCTCTAGGGGGCAGTGGCACATAAGTCCTTCCGGGACCGACTCAGTTCTCACTTCATCGAATATCAAGGCAGCCCAGGAAACCGGGTTAACGTCTTCTTCTATTGCCATCCGGTCTGATCACACCGTGTTGTTCTGGCAGCATTTCGGACGCCACCTGATGGAAGTGGCCTACGACTTCGCTTCAGACAATTACGTGGCTACCCCCATGACGGTCCTGGCCGAACACATAGGTCGTTCCCCCATCAAGGAAATGGCGTACATCCAGGAGCCCCTGAGTCTCACCTTTTCTGTCCGGGAAGACGGCCAGATTGCGGTCATGACCTACGAGCGTCAGCACAAGGTGATAGCTTGGTCCCGTCTTGTGACGGACGGCGACTTTGAATCGGTGGCCCGTATACCCGGGGACGACCGGGATGAGATTTGGGTGTTAGTCAAACGCACGGTCAACGGCAGTACGGTAAGGTATGTCGAGTTGCTGGAAGACCTGGAGACCTACGAGAACGACGTTGAGGACATGTTCTATCTGGATTCGGGATTGACGTATGACGGTGTCCCGGTGACCACCCTGTCGGGGTTGAGCCATCTGGAGGGGAAATCAGTGACCGTCCTGGCTGACGGAGCAGTTAAGGGCCCGCTTGTGGTTACGAGTGGTGCCATCACGTTACCTGTGGCTGCCTCAAAGGTTCATGTTGGCCTGCCCTTTGTCGCCACGGTCCAGCCGGTGCGCCAGGAGGTTAAAATACAGAGCGGTACGTTGCAGGACCGGAACCACAAGGTGATCCTACTGACTATGCGTCTGTATCGTTCCTTCGGTTGTCAAGTGGGGTCGAGGTTGGACCGCATGGAAACAGTACCGTTCATGAGTATGGGTGGTGCGATGGACACAGCCCCGGTTGTATTTACTGGTGATAAACGGTGCCAATTTCCCGGGGGGTACGGTGGCACGACCCCTATCTATATCCAGCAGCATCTACCGTTACCCATGAACATCCTGGCCCTCATGCCTACTCTGGACGTTGAATGATAGAAATCATTACCTACGAGCCCTGGCATTACGAGTACGTGGCCGGGATTACACCCACGGCCCGAGCTTACGGATGGGACACTATCCAGTTGTTTGCGGTCGCTTATTCCCTGCGTGGTCAGGCATATTCAGCCAGGGAGCACGGTAAAATCATCGGGTGTGCCGGATTCTTTGAACTCTGGCCAGGGGTGGCGGAGGCGTGGTCCATGTTATCCCCGGAGGTTAAGAACCCCTTCTTTCTGCACCGGACAGCGTTACGCATGAAACACCAGTTTTGTGTTGACCACAATATCCACCGCATGCAGGCGTTCGTAGTGGAAGGTGGGGAGACCGAGGAGCGCTGGATACGCCGTTTAGGGTTCACCGACAAGGAGTGCGTTTTGAAAGAGTTCAGTCCCGATAAGAGTGACATGGGTCTGTATGTCTGGAGACCGCCATGGCAATAACCGGCACCACAGCCATGATCGCTATGGCAGTGACCTCGGCCGTTGCCGCTGTTGGCAGTGGGGTCATGAGTTATATGCAGGGCAACGCCCAGGCAAGCATGGCCCGGCAACAGGCGTCGTATGCCCAGGCGATGGCGGCACGCAACCAACAGCTTGCCCAGATGGCCGCTGACCAGCAACGGGCGAAGGGAAACTATGACGCCAGTCTGATACGTGACCGGGCTCGCCGCACCATGTCATCCCAAATCGCTCTCCTGGGCGGGTCTGGGGTTGACCTGACGGGTTCGCCCCTGGAAGTAATCGGGGATACCCAGAAGCAGTACGAACAAGACGCCCTTCAGACTCTGCACAATGCTTATTATGACGCCTGGCGTATTGAGACTTCAGGTGACACCTCTTTGATTTCCGGTAATGCCGACGCTTCCCGGTATAACGCCTCAGCGGGTTTCGACCAGTCCCGGGGCATGTGGGGTTTAGCGATGTCTCCGGTGGTGGCGGGTACCAGCATCCTGACGAATTACAACTATATGAAACAGGCGAGCCGCGGGGTAACCCTTAACCCGATGGTTCCTGGATCGGGACAATTGTAATGAAATTACCCGAATATCGGGCACAGGTGACCATGGGTTCCGGTGCGGTCGAACCGGGTCGTACCTCTCTACCGGGGGTGGACGCCAATCTGGGTGCAGTCCAGGCGCTTAATAGTGTCGGGGCTCATGCTGACCAAGCCAACCGGGTAATCGCTTATACCGAAGGACAACAGACACAGACTCAACGGGTTATAGAGGGCGGCAACGCTGTTGCCGAGTTGTACAAGGGAATCGGTGCCATACAGGGGGAGTACACTGGCTCTACAGACCCCGAAGCTCTGACTAAATTCCAAGCAGATATTGACCAGTTGACCAGTAGTGTTCTGAAAAAAGTTTCGCCCCTGAACCGGGAATACGTCGCCAGTCACTTAGTACAACATGGTGGCTTGGCGGTGGGGAAGTTCAGTAACGATTACGCCAAAGTACAACGGCAAATGGGTCTTGCGGGTGTTCAGGAGAACGCCAAGACCATGGCTGCGGCTGTGGCAGACGCACTGGTTACCGGGGATGAGGTCACGGCCACGGCGCGTATGGGTACTGCCCGCGGATATCTTGATCACGCCGAAGCTGTTGGTTTGACCAATACCAAGAAGGGCGAGGCCACCAAACAGTTTGACCTTCTGGTGAAAGGCATCCTTTTGGACAAGATGTTGGTTAAAGACCCGGTGGGGGTTCAGCAAGAGATCAGGACTTTGGAGGGTCAAGAGAAGTACGGTATTCAGCCAGGCAAATCCGAAGCGGCGATCAACCACGTGGACCAGGCCGTCAACCGCGTACAGTCTGCCACCTACCAAGCCATATTGGACGGTATCTCTAAAAAACAGTATCCCACCCAGGACCAGATCGACAAACTGAGTGGTGGTCAAAAACTGCAACTCCAGAACCTCATGAAATCAGCAGGAAATGAAGACGACCGTGCAACTGTTCTGGAAGTCGGCAGCCGGGTTATTCAACTGAAATCAGACCCCACTCCCGAAAATGTCGCCAAGGGTAACCAACTCTACAACGAGATTATTTCCAACCCAAAACTATCGGTGTCCACAAAACTGAATTACATGAACACGGTGCAGACAAAGGTCAACGGAGCGCAACTGAACGAGGCGAAATTCAACGACGATTATTTGTTGGGTTTCAGTAAACTCATGACCCCGGAGCAGCACAAAGTCTTTATGATCGATTACACCTCTGACCCGAAAGGTATGGCCGCTCTTAAACCGGGTGCCACGTTGCAAGAGAAGATGCAGGCAGCCAATATTTACGCCCTTCCTTATATTGCTGCCAGCCGGGACACACTCTTGAACAAGGGCAAAAAACTCAGTTTGGACAGTGCCCTGGGTGGCAGTTCTGGACAACCACAACCAGCATCTCCGCCGTCTTCCGGTGCAGGGGCCTTCCGCCCCGGCCTCTATCAGTTGAATGACGGGCGCAAGATAAATATCTACACCCAGGAACAGTATAACAAATTGATGGGACGTTAATGGAATATCTGAGTCCGCTACCAGACACGTATGACGGGGCCAACTGCGGCGATGCCCTGGCTAATTACGTCAATGACGGTCCCCTGAAGGACTCCGGGTACTCACTTCCTCGTGGCGGGGTTGGACCTGGGGACCTTGCCAGTTTAGGGCGGAGTGTCGGTGCGTCCGTGTTCAGCCGGGAGAACCTGTCTCCTGATGTTCTGACCCCGGGCATGATTATCCACATGACCCGGCAACCAGGGGACCAGAATTACAAGTACGGCACCACCCATATCGGCATGGTGGACAATGACGAGAAAGGTGGGTTGGTATTCCGGTCTTACACGGCAGGTCGGGGGTGGCGGACGGAGTCGGTGAACGAGAACTTCATCAACCGTCTCCCCGCACAGATCACTGCTACCAATCCAATCAACCCCAGTTCCGAGGGTATGGTGGCCCGAGCCAGCCGTGCGGTGGGCAACCTGATAGGCCCCAAGAGTGCCGAGGCTGCCGGTAGTCCGCCGCAATACGTCGGTCCAGTGGAGGAAGGTGCCCCCTCTGCCGCTCAATACCTAGGACCCCTGGAACCCCAGTTGTCCACGGCCCCGGAACCCACCGGCCTGGACTACATCGTCCAGAAGTTGAGAGATTACCTGCCCCTGGAGGCCCAGTTTACCGCTGGCCGTATCGAGGTGGAAGCCAGGGACCGGGGTTTGACGGTACCCGAATATAAACGCCAGTTGACCGACACGGCACGAACCGAGGTGGCGAATATCATCATGCGGTACGCCAGTGCTCGCACTCTGGGGCTCACCGATGCTATCGATAAGTTCGTCAACGGCGACATCCAGAAACCCCAGACCGATTGGGGTACGTTTCTGGGTGCTGGGGGTGAACTGGCCGGGTTCATTCAGTCGCCGATGGCAATTGGTCGAGCGATCACCGGTACCAGGTTCTTACCGACTTCTCAAGGGCTCCGAGGTATGGCCGAGATCATGACCCACGGGGCCGCCACCCTGGGGGCGGCGTCTGCGGTAAGTAGCGTGCTTCCCTCCTTTCTTAACAGCGATGAATGGACGGAGCGCACCCTGGGGGTGCTTAAATCCGCTGGTACCGGGGCATTGGTTGGCGCTGCTTTCCCCCTCACCGGCCTGGTGCCCTCGAAACCCCTCCAAATGGTGGTGGGTGTGGCCGCTATGGATATGCTCCGGGGCAAGATGACTGGGAACAAGGGATTGTTCACCCTGGACGACCTGTATCAGGGTCTCCAGGACGGTACTATCGATAGGAAAGAACTGGCCCAGCAAGCCTTTGACCTGCTCATGGACGTTTACTTCATCGCCAAGACCCCGTCCATGAAAGCGCAACTGGCCGAGGTGGCTAAACGTAACCCGGTGGCGGCGGAACTGGCTAAGGTCAACCCCGAGGAAGCGGAACAGGCGATCCTGGAAGTGACCGGGCAACGGACAATTCCGAAACCCGAGCCAGTCACTGGTAGCAAGACTACTGAACCCCCGGCAATAGACGCCAAACCACTCCAGCCCGATGAGGTAAGGTCTTGGTTGAACGAGCGTCAGACTGAACCCGCCGCCCTTTTTGACGCGGCCCATGACATGCGGGCTGAGAGAGACCTTGTAACCTCACTGGAACTTTCTGTAACGCCGCCTGAGACACCGAAAGTTGAGATGGGTGCAGAGACAAGGGTAGTACCGGAAACACCCGCTCTTAAAGGCGAGGTCAAACTCACGAAGATGTATGGCGGTGGACCTGAGACCGGGCCTGCCATTGAGAAAGCGGTAGGTGCTGTGGTGGAGGATACCGCCAAGATCATCCGGGAAGCCCCCGACCAGGTGCGGAACCTTTTTGAGAAGATCAAGGACACCTCAGCCAAGGTCTGGGAGTGGTACCAGAGCCCCATTGATGTCAAGAAAGCCGGGTTCAAACGGGTCATTAAAAGATATCTGGGTGACCAGCAGGTAGCCGGGCATGCCAATGACCAGTTCTTGCAGTATGTAGCCGAAGCTGTACCGAACCTAGCCAAACGCCACGGTATCACCGCCTGGATACAGGCCGGAGGAGACCGTGCCCTACTGGAACATTGGGCCGCCAACTCCAAATGGCAGCACAAACCCGGGTACGAAGCTGCCCTGAACCTTGCTCCTGCCGAGATTGCCATAGCCAAAGAGGTTTCCGCCAAGTTTGACGAACACCTAAAAATGGCCCAGAAGACCGGGGTACTCAAGAACTTCGTTGAGAACTACGTTACCCAATTATGGAAGAACAAGAAACACAACACCCAGGAACTGCAAAACCTGTGGGCCGAAGCTAACGCCGGGATGTTGGACACCGATTTTGACTATGCTAAAAAGCGGACCATCTCTAATTATTTCGAGGGTGAGCAGGCCGGGCGCACCCCCCTGAACAAGGATATCGCCTATATTTTGGGGGCCTATCACCAGGCCATGTACGAGGCTGTGTCTGCCCGTAAAGCCGTGTGGGACCTGGTATTCAACAACGCCGATGACGGTCTACCACTGATCTCCCCCAGGGCCGGTGCCGGTTTATCCCCGGACCAGAGTGTCCCGACAGGCAAATACCTGGTGCTACAACCCCCGGGTATGGCATCTGAGGCTGCTGACGGTCGCCCCTACCGTATTATTGACCACCCCTCCTTAAGAGACTGGCGTTGGCGTGGGCATGATGAGGTCACTGGCAAAGACGCAATCTTTCAGGGTGACGTCTGGGTCCATCCTGACATCTACAAGGACATGAAGAACCTCCTGGGCCGGTCTGCTCTCCGGGAGAACGTCCTGGGCCGTGCTGCCCTGTACATGTCCATGAACCTCAAGAGCGTGTTGCTCTCCGGGTTACCCACCCCGTTTCACCAGGTTCACCTTGGGTCTCATGCGATCTTCCACAAACTGAACCCCGTGGACACCCCACCCATAGATTTCAAGGACCCGGTCCAGGTCAAGGCGGTACAGAATGGCCTGATGATTTACAACCACAACGCCCTGGCTGATTTTTCTGAGGGGTTGGCGTCTTCCGGCACCTGGGCCACCAAGATACCGGGCATAGGCCGGGTCAATCAGGCTTACGGGGAATACCTGTTTCGCGATCTCATCCCCCGGCTCAAGATGGCCTTATACAAGGAAGCCTTTAAGCGTAACGCCGAGAGGTATCCAGAAAAATCTGAGGATTTTATTGCTGAGATCACCGCCAACCAGTCCAATGCCGCTTTCGGTGAACTGAACTACAAGGCCATGGGCCGGAGTTCCACCACCCAGGACATCTATCGTCTGCTCAGTCTGGCGCCAGACTTTCTTGAAGCCCGGTTACGGTTTGCCGGACAAGCCCTTCGCCCCTATGGGGCGGAACAACGGGCCGCTTTAATCAGGGCCGTGGTGGGCATGCAGGCCGGAGCCATGGTATTCAATATGTTGTTCAGTGACGACCACAAAACCCACTGGAATGAACCCTTTTCCCTGGTGATCGGGGACACCCAGTACTCCTTGCGGTCGGTGCCTGGCGATATTTACCATCTGCTCAGTGATCCACGCAGTTTTGCCTATCATCGCATCAATCCGGTGACAGCCAAGCCGGTTGTGGAGTTCTTCTCCGGTCGCAATTTCTGGGGCAGGCAGCAGGATTTTCTGGAATGGGCCAAGAGTTTCGGTGCCGGGGTTGCTCCTATCCCCACTCAACCGTTTGTCAATAAGTGGCTGGGCAGCACCACTGGAGAAGTCAACCTGGTTGATTCAGTACTTCGGTTAATCGGGGTAACCGCTCGGAAGTACAAGGACCCAGCAGACAAACTGCTCCAGGATTACTTTGCCTCCCATGGTCGTGACTTGCCCGCAGAAGAACGCCGAGAACGGGATCACGCCAAAAAAATGGATAAGCTGGTGGAGGATTACCTGAACACTCCAACACCAGAAGGGAAGGAGTCTATCAGGGGGTTTATTCAGGCACTGCCCGAACAAGACCACGAGAGGATGATCAAGCGGGTAGATATCTTGCGCCAGTTCCACGGGGCACCGGATCGCAAGTTCTTCATGCAGTTGCGGGGGGTACAAGACCCGGAGATACGTGCCAAGGCGTTCTTAATGAAATACGACAATGCCGACGATGCCGGTAAGACCCGGCTTAAACAAGAACTGCAACAGTTGCCAGGGATCAATACCGACCGCTTTAGAAACGAAATCCGCCGCATCAGACAGGGAGCAACCCAATGACAGTGTCAGTCACCACTACGTTGATCAGTTACAGCGGGAACGGCACACTCACGATCTTTCCGTATAATTTCAGAATCTTCGCCGACACTGACCTGGAGGTCACCTTGATCTCGGCATTGGGCCAGGCCACGGTGCAACAGTTGGGCGTCGATTACACCGTGTCGGGGGTTGGGGTGCAAGCGGGCGGCAACGTGACCATGGCCACGGCCCCGGCCAGTGGGACAGTGCTGCGGATTGAGCGTATCCTTCCGGTCTTACAGGAAACGGCCTACACCGAGGGGGACAATTTCCCGGCTGCGGCCCACGAAGAAGCCCTGGACCGGCAGACCATGATATCGCAACAACTGAGCGCCAAGATGGACCGTCTGCCCATATTGCCCGAGACCTTCTTGGGGACCGGGACCGTCTTTCCCACCAATGCTACGGGTTCCCCGGCCTATATCCGCTGGAACGCCGCCGGTACCGCCCTGGAATGCGACCCCGGTTTGCCGGTGACCACCCCAACCCTGTCCCTCATCATAGTCAACGCTTATGGCGATGGTGTGACGCTGGATGATGTTGCGCTGGCAGCGGCCATAGCCGCGAATCCTTCCGGGGGGGTGTTATATTTCGGTGCCCCCTGCGCCATTGACCTGCCTGTCGTCATCCCCGACACGTTCACCATTGCCGACGGACCCTATCAAATCTTTTCATGCACCGGCTCTGGCGCCGTGACCCTGCCCGCCACGACCACGGCTTATCCGCAGTGGTGGGGGGCCAATGTCACCGCTTCCCTGAACGCGGCCCTGGCCTCCGGGGCTAGTGTGGTTGATCTGGGAAACCACACCTATGTGGTAGCCACCACCGTATTGTGGGATATAAGTAAATGTGATCTTCGGGGTAATGGGGCTAAATTCGACGCTACTGGCAATTCTGGTATTGCTGTTCAAGCGAGGAATGGTAGTGCCACGACTAATGTCTTTTACCCCTGGAGCAAACGAAGAAGCGGCGGGTTTGAGATTGAGGGGGACAGGGTCACCTATGTATCCTGTGTGGGCCTAGAGATTAACGGCTCCTATGAGATAAGTGGTTTTCGGCTTTACAATGTTGTGGCCCATGGATTCAATATTGCCCTAAATCTTGATCTTCCTTCACATATCTATGCATCCTCCTTCCGAGATTGTGCTTTTTATGATTCTGTCTATGCCTTCAAAGCGACACATGGAGGAGAGACGGTAACATTTGAAAAGTCATTGTTTTTTAACTCTACCTACGGCTTTTATGCAAGTGATGGAGGCCATTGGGTTCTTAATGATTGTCATGTTAATTATAATAACCAAGCCGTTTATGCTGCCGGTTCAGCCAGAGTTACTTTAAACAACCCATTTATTGAAAGCAATCTTGATACTGACTATTGGATTAAATGTACTGGAGCTTCAACTGCAATAATTCTGAATAACGGAGTTATTGTTAATCCCTGTGCCAGTGCCAAGACTTACGAAGTTGGATTGGCAGATCAGTGTGGGGCTGAGGGGATCGTTATTGATGGGACGTTAATGTCAGGTTTTACTGCCGCGAATTATGGAGTTACCGATCTAATCAAGGTAACAGATTATACGGGGGCGGTGCAATTTAAAGGAATACGGCCTTTTATTGCTAGTGATGGTGTTAGAACCGTTGCAACGGATGGGTTGATGCTGTCCTCTCACCTTAACTACTTGGCAGACGGTGGATTTGAAACTGCTTACACTACCGACTGGACCGCTTCAAGTGGAGCGGGGTACACTGCCCCGGCCCTGGATGCTGTAGAGTTTCATGGCGGGGCTAAATCCCTCAAGTTTGCCCCTACGGTTGGCAATCAGACTCAGATCATACGCTCTATTCCCTGCCGAGTCGGAGAATGGGGCCGCATGTCTTTTTGGCTAAAACAGGATTTATCCACTTCCACTGACACTTTCCGCATTGAGGCCGGTTATTTATCGGCGGACGGATCAGAGATACCCTACCACTCCAATGTCATTGACCTCAGCCAAGCGGGAACGCATTACGATGACTGGACGCACCTTTGGATTACTCCGTATTACCCCGCCCCCGCCGGTGCGGTATCGGCTTATTTCAAGTTCAAGGTTGGCACTGCGGCCAGCGACGGCAATGGGGAGACCTATGTCGACGATGTGCAGATTAATATGTGGATTCAATAGGGGAGAAGATGGCCGACTTATCCGAACACATAAATACCCTGATAACCCTGTTGGGTGTGGGGTGGACTGTGGCGGGGATTATCGGGTGGAAATTCTTCTGGTCTTTTCTGACCCGGATAGAGAAGAAACTTGATGAACAGCAATCTGCTCAAGCCAAATGTCAGGCCGAACTTCCCGAGAAATATGTTCAATGGATGGCGCTCACTGGACCCGAAGGGTTGGTGACGGAGATTCGCAATGACCGCCGTATAAGGTGGCGGGAATACGACCGTCACCGTCATGAACCGGTCTCGGGAGCGGTCATTTCAGATTAGGAGACCCCATGAATAACTACTCCTGGTTTACCATAGCCAAGTCCAAGCTCGGTGTACACGAGGTGCCAGGCCCCCAGGCCGACAAATTTATCGTGGAGTGCTTGGAATCAACCACCCTGGGTGAACCCATGAACCAGTCGGACGAGACCGCCTGGTGCTCCGCTTTTGTCAACCGGGTGATGCAATTGGCCGGGTATCAAGGCACCAACTCAGCTTGGGCCAGATCATGGCTTGAATGGGGCCGTGAGCCCGCTGACGAGGAGTTCGGCAAAGGGGTGATCGTAGTACTGGAACGGGGTGAGAACTTCGGTCACGTGGGGTTTCTGGCAGACTGGGATGACGACCGGGTGAAACTCCTGGGTGGCAATCAGGGTGACGCGGTGACTGAGACATGGTTCCCTCAGGACCGGGTTATTGGCTGGCGGGTTCCAGTATGAAACAAAAACTCCGGGGCATGTTCATTGACCCCCAGTCTGGGGACTACTCGGCTTCCCGGATTTGCCTGACAGTCCTGGTACTGGATATCCAGGTGCTTATCACCATGGATTACCTGGGCTACCCATTCGGTGCCTGGGGGCACTTGGCGGTCATCATCGGTTCAGTGTGCGGGGTGTACGGATTAAACACAGGTTTACGTGTCTGGCGCAATAAGGTGGTCGGGCATCACGATAAAGAGGTAGAAACATGAATCGTAGACGCAGACGTTTGGGTTGTGCAATCGCTTATCTCCTCCGAGACGAGTTCACCACGGCCCTCGGTGCTGGCAGCGTCAACGGCACCAACGCCGAGCCTGGGCCGGGGGTGAGGACGGTGGTGGATACGGAGAATAAACTCACCATCAATGCCTCCGGGCAGTTGGCGTTTAGTGGAGGGAAGGCGGCCCCGGCTTATGGAGACCCGGGGTTATGGGAGTCAATACAAACGAGAGTTGCGGGAAAAATGTTGTTTGCTCAATTAACTATTGGAATTGTTAATAAAAATTGTCTGGTAGGATTTGATAATGATCAGAGTGTAGCATTAGCCGGGGAAGGATTAAGGTTTGGTACTACTTTGGATGTATATATAGGAGGTGGTGGCACTGCTTCTATTGGAGGGCAACCTACAAATGGAAGTGTTTATTATATTGCTCAGATAATGAGGGCAAGTGGTCAATTTATTTTAGTTAAGATCGGTACTGGGAACTGGCTTTTTTACTATTGTCACCCAAATAGTAATGCAAACAGATACCCATGTATCCAGAACTATGACAGTACTAACACTTGCTCCTTCCTCCGCGTCCCCCTCGCCCTCTGGCTGCCCACGCCCCTCCTCTCAGATGGCATGGGCTCCACCTTCGGCACGTCTGACGGTCTGGGCCACGCTGAGGGGATTGCTGGCGGGTTGGGTGCTGGCGGCTCCGGCCCCATCTGGAACACCGCAGGCACCTGGGCCACGGCTGGGGGAGTGGTGGCGAATACGCCGGTTCTTGGAACGGAGATATTAACTAATACAGAATTGACGACTAATACAAATGGGTGGGTTGCGAGTGGCGATGCTACTATTGCCAGGGTAGATTCTGAGATTGACCCTGGAACTAACAGTGGTGGGGCTGATAAGTGGGCTTTAAAGGTTACTGTGGGAGCGACAGGTGGTAGTGCTGGAGGACAAAATATCACTCCGGTGGTCGGAGCTTGGGCCTATTTACAAACCAGGGCTTATGCTCCCAGCGCCAACACCAGGACAAATGCAGCAAGAGTTCTATTCAATAATAGTGCATTAAGTCTGCGTGGTCAAGTAACTGCGGAGGATGCTTGGCAAGGTATTTATTGCATTGACAGGCTTACTGCTGGGTCAACCCAAGCCTTCTGCTCTGGAACGGGTGCAGGTGGAGCATACACAGCAGGGGATAACTCTTATTTCGACACTCCGAGCCTAAAATACCTCCCCATCTCCACCCTCATAACCAACCAACTCCTATCCACCACGGACGTTCTGGCTGAGATGGTTATCAGCGCCTACACCCTGGGTACTCAGGTCGGGATTGTGCAGAGTGATCGGCCATTTGCTTTCCAGGCTAATGCTAACGCCGCGGCCGGGCAGAATGTCATTGTCCTCAAGGGCGTGACCAACGCTATCCCTGACACCGATACCATTACCATCAAGCACCCCATTACTCCCACGACTTACACCATCGCCAGCGTGTCGGCCTTGGCGGGTGGAATACAGACGCTGACCCTGGATGCAAATCTTGTCGAGGCCGTGAGTGCGGATGATATGGTGGGCGTGGACTGGGCAAGTTGGAACGGCTCACTTCACTACTTCGACGGTGCAGGTAATCTCAAGATAGATGAGATTCTCGCCGGGGTCTACACCAATCGTGAGAGTGCGGTTAAGGCGTTCTCTGCTGCTGCAAGACTCATTGTGAGGAAGATTGGAAGTGAGTATAGGTTGTTCTATAATGAAGCATTGATCGGTACTGAGTCTGCTGTTGATGCCGGAGCTATGACCGGGCTGTATTGGGGTATGTTTTCGACGCTGGTGGCGAATACAATTACGAGTTTCGTAGTTTATGATACAGGAAATACTACAAATGCCTATTCAACTCTTGATAAATATTCGAGGGACTAATTTATGAAAGCCAATTTCATCGTACCTTTTGACCCCATTACTCGCCAGACCACACGTCCACTGGTAGATGAGCGCCCCATTGATTTTGTCCACTTGACTCAGGAGAGCGATTCCTCTGTAGTTGTCCAGGTAAGGGCGGATACGGCAGTTATTGAAGCTATGAAAGCCGATCCAATCTATTTCTGGTTGGAGGATATAATAGAACCACAAGAAGGCGTATCTACTGACAAAGACCATCTATTGGATGAAGAAGTTGACCCACTAAAAACCGAAGAAGGCGAACCCATTGGTGCTGATTTGATGGTTCGGTGTAAGGCTGATGAAGCAAGAACATTCCTGACTCCCGTTTTTGATGAAGCAAAAATAGTTGAATGTGATTGGTCAACGGATGAGAAGGGAGTTGAAAGCGTGGTCGCCTTGCATAAACAGACCTTAGATGGTTATAAGCAAGGTGGCTTAGGATAATCCATGCCCAAAATCTCCGAACTTACAGAAAAGATCGCCCCTGATTCCTCT